TAGTGGTATTAATGCTATAATAACGTACGGCGTAAGACATAGTTGCTAATACACTAACTAATATTAAAATAGATATACTGGTTTTAATTAAGAAATCGCTTATATACAAAATACTTTTCCCTTCATGTTTTAAATAATAAATAGTAGGTAATACTGTAAAAGGAAACGCCCATAAAATATAGGCATAATAATTGCCTACAAAATTAGATAATAGCTTACTGAACTTACGACTAATCCACCAATTAAAAATGTTATAAATAATTTATCCATATAAAATTGATAATATTTTATATAAAAACAAAAATAATGATTCATCAAACGATTGAATATATATGGATTGTAAATAATGAAATAAAAAAAATCATTGTATCGTTTATCGAGCCTAAATATCGGATTAAAGATGTGCCTATTATAAATAATTTAAAACCGTGTGCTTTATTCAACGATCCGTTTAATCCTTCCTTTGAACAAACGCATAAATTGGTATTATGTAATATGGATACTAAGAAAGATGAAGGTTTATATGAAATATTACAAACATATTATATATTAGATTCAAACCGTAGACCTTTACACGAAACGTCTGAAACATTTATATTATTACATGAATTTACCCAAGCGTCTTTATATTCAGGATTAAATATAGTTTATAATCGGTATAAAGGCGATTATAAATGGGAAATAAAATTAGGCATAGGAACTAAAAAAACGTTACTTCAACATACATGGATAATGCGGTATATATTTATAAAATACGCAAACTCTATGGGATATTTTTTAAGATTTGAAGAATTAGAAGATGTGAATGATGTAAACACTATGATGGAAAATTTAAATATAGTTTAATTTATACATTTTAAGACTTCTTTGGCGAGCATCTGCATAATCTACAATAGGTAGTGGATATATTTTTTTATCACCATATATATCCCATTGGTGAATTTCATTCGAAGGTACATCTTTTAATTCCGGAATCCAATGTTTAATATAGATACAATCGTTATCAAAACGTTTACTTTGTAACCATGGATTGAATATGCGTTGGCTAGATGGTTTTGTATCAATACCAACCGACGAAACCCATTGCCAATTGCCATTATTGACACAAGGGTCATAATCAATTAATTGTTGAGCGAAATACAATTCACCTAATCTCCAGTCTAGACCTAATATACGATTTAAAAAATTAGCGACAATGAGTCGGCCGCGATTATGCATATAACCGATAGTATTCAATTGACGCATACACGCGTCTACTACTGGATATCCAGTTTCACCCCGTTTCCATAATTCTAAATGTTTTGTATTATGAACCCAACGTATTTTATCATATTTACTTTGAAATGCTTTTGATTTAGCTAATAAGTTTGGAAAATAGTAATTTATATAATAGTAAAATTCGCGCCATATAAGCTGTGCTTTTATATTTTCATCTTTAAAATAATGATATACTTCTCTAATGCTGAGACAACCGTATTTTATATAAGAAGACAAGTGTGTCGTATCGACACATAATTTGTCTCTATTTTCATAATCTACTTTTATTTTCATTTGTTTTAATCCATGAGTGCGTCCGCCTTTCACCATATTAAGTGTATTGTGTTTATAATAATCTAATTTTTGTCTGAAGTATTTTGTAGTTTCTAAATCTTTGTTACGAATTAAGTTTTTTATTACTACCTTTTCTGGCTTAGATATAGAATATTTAAATACATTATTTTTGAAAGGTGTATATACAACATAAGGTGTTCCATCTTTTTTATTAAAGGAACCCATTGGACTTAACAAATAATCTTCTGGCATAATACATTTTATATTATTTCTAGAACACCATTCATCGATGGTTTTGTCACGTTCAATCGCATAAGGAGTATAATCTTTATTGAAAATAATATTAGAAATAGGGGTTGTTTTATGTATATTATTTAAAACTTTTATATTGTCACCATAAAAAATATGTAATGGTATTTCACTTCTTAATTCTTCCAATGATTCGCATAAAAATTGTACGCTTGGATTTGAAAAATATATATTTTTTTTAATTTGTTCGGGTGTAAAAATAAATATAGGAATAATGTTCGTAAAATGCTTCATGGCATAATTTAATCCTATATTATCATAAATTCTGTAATCACGTCTAAATATAAATATGGTATACATAACTATATTTATATATTTATTTTAATATAGAATTATAATAAATAAAGATATAAATGATATATCATATTAGTTGTTCGTACGGCGAAATTGTCGATAAATTAACTATTTTAGAAATAAAAATATCAAAATGCTTAGACGAAGAAAAGAAAAATAACATTCAAAATGAATATAATATGTTGTCTCAACATAAAAATTGTGATATCGTTTTTATAGAGTTATATACAAAATTAAAAAGAATTAATATGAAATTATGGGATTATGAAGATAGAATACGAATTAAAAGTAAACTTAAAGAACACGATCAAGAGTATATTTTGATAGCCGAAGGTATTCATAAATACAATGATAAACGTTACGAATTAAAAAAAGTCATTAATAAAAGATATCATTCTTACATAATTGAAGAAAAAATTTATACCATTTAAAACCAATATGTACATTATAGTAATGACATTAGGACGTATTTTGTATGAAGATTACAAGAAAAACTTATGTGTAGATACATATAGTATTTATTATGATGCGTTTGATAAAACGTCTAATACCGAAGAGATTGATTCTATTATAAGATGTATCGATGAAAAATACAAAATTTTATTATATTATGAGCCAGATTCAAATGATAATGCTCTATTAGATAGTATAAAAATTGGAGACAAGTCCATTAGTATTCAATCCTATGAAATAAGTAATAGGCTTGTGGATAAATACAAAGAACGACACTTAAATAACTTATTCACAATCACTTTATATTTTCGGCATAATACATTATGTAATTACTTGAATAATCCTAATCCATATGAATATAAATTACATCATTATATTCAGTTTTTTGATATAATGGATACGATTCGCGATGAAGTTTATTTTCATTATGGTATGTTATTATTAAAAAAACAATGTTATATAGAATCAGGCAAATATACTATATTTTTTAATCCAGTCAAAGTAGAGCACCTAAATATAGAGCCAAATACAATGGATTTTTTCAAAAAGGATGATGCGAATAAGACATTATTGATATATATGTCCGGCGGAATTGGAGACAATATTATGTATAGTCGTTTTATTAGAAGAATATGTGAAACAAATAATAAAGTTATCTATTTAGTATATGATAATTTATTTTGGATATATTCGCATATATACAAAGATATAGATAACCTTACAGTTATTCCATTTCATTATAGAGATACAATTCCACATTTTGATTATCATATGAATGTTTCATGTTTATATAATGTATTACAATTAGATTATAATGATATTTATATAGAATATTTTCCATTATTACCTAGCTATCCTATGGATATTTGTCTAGAAAAACCAAGTATAATTATAAACTGGAAAGGATGTACGAATAATAGTCATGAACAATATAATCGTGGAATAAATTTAGACTTATGTATACCATTGTTTAAACTTACCCATATACAATGGATAAGTATTACAAAAGACATAACGGACAAAGAAAGATGTATATTGAATGAACATAATGTTCAACACATATCTTTAGACCAAAATGAAAGTTTTAGATATAGCACAACGTTAATGAAAGAAGTAAGCAGCGTAATTACGACAGATACATCACTAGCTCATATGTGTGGAACATTAGGAGTAAAATGTTATACATTATTGACAGCTGGTTGTGATTGGCGCTGGACACATAATAAGAGAACCAATTGGTATCCAAACATGAATTTAGTTCGGCAAACAATACCGTTTGATTGGACGAATGTAATAGACGAATTAATAACCATATTGAATAATAATATAATAACCAATGAATAAAAATAGTATACCTAGATAAATCGGTGGTTTTATTGGTTTATTTAATATAATATTATCTAATATAATTGAAACTAATATACCTGTAAACAATAAAGTATGTGCGAATGTTGAGACTTCTGTCGTATTATAAGATAAAAATAAAAATATTCGCGAAATAATCCAAATTAGCATAGAAAAAATAATAATAATGAATGTATAATAATTATAGGAAAAATTCATTTGTATCCATTTTACGGAAAACACATGAAATCCTACTAATAATCCAGCAATTAATCCATATATAAGAGTATATATATTTAACATTATATATATATAATATATAATGTATATTATTGATAATATAATCGTTCCATATATATTGAGTAATAAAATGGGTTTCTTATTATATATAATATTATCATTTATGGTATATACAATTGGTTCATTATTAATACCAAGAACTATAACCGAATTTATAAATGCTACCAATAAAAAAGAAGTCTTTGGTGTGAATATACTAAAACAAATTCAAAATGGTTCTATCATGGGTATTTTATATATACTTGGATTTTTGCTTGTTTTTTTCGTATTATTAAATTATATTAAAAATGTATACCAAACAAATATGTTAATAAACTTTTCATTTTATTCAAAAAAAATGATAATTGAAAATATATTCAATATGTTAAATAATAATTATAAAGAACTACCTGAAAGCGAGATACAATGGGTAATATCCCAAATAACTGCTTCGTGTAGACAAATAACTAAATATATTTTTGAATATTTTATTCCATATATTATAATATTTTTATTAATAAGTATTTATGTATTTTATTATAGTACACAAATATTTATTGTTTTTATAATACAAATAATATTATTGTTAATAACTTTATTATTCTTTCATAATAAGCTTTTGTACAAATGGATTGAAAATGACAAAATAAATCTTGATAATAATAATTTTATTGGGGACAAATTTAAAAACTTGATGAATATAATATTTGATAATTCTGTAAATAATGAAATTAAAAATATACATATAAAGGAAGATAATTTATTATCTGATATAAATGATTCATATTCATTACAAAATAAAATAATTTTTATTATGAATATGATAATTTATGTGTCTTTTTTTATAATACTACTTATAATATTAAAACAAAAAGATTTATCTCATATAATAATAGTATTATTATTGTATAAAAGTTTTCAAACTACATTTATAAACGAAACTATTTTTCAGTATTATGCTTATTCAAAAATAATAAAAATAAATAGTATTCTTGATAATATTATTATAAATAAAGATTGTAATAGTATAATAAAATTTTATAGTATAAAACTAAATAATGTAAGTTATCGTTATGATGAAAAATCTGGCTATATATTGCGTAATTTAAATATTCATTTTAAACCAAAAGAAATAAATGTTTTGATGGGTAAATCTGGCTCAGGAAAAACAACGATTATGAAATTAATTATAAAGATGTATAATCCAACTAAAGGTGATATATATTTAGATGAGACCAATAGTAAAGATATATGTCAAACGGATATTCGTAATAACATATATTATGTGAATCAACGAACTATATTATTTGATGAAACTGTATTATACAATTTACAATATGGTAATGATATTTCAAAAAACGTTATACTTGAATTATTAAATAAATATGATTTGTTAGATTATTATAAAACATTAGAACATGGGCTCGATTCAACATGTGGTGTAAATGGTTCTAATTTGTCCTTAGGTATGCAAAAAATAATTATGGTTGTTCGTGGAATATTAAAACCAAATAAACCAATACTTATATTTGACGAACCATTAACAAGTTTAGATAAAGAGACTCGTGTCAAAATAGTTAAATTTATTGTAAATGAGACAAAGGGAAAGACGGTTATTATTATTAGTCACGATCCGGAAATTTTACCTTATGCTGATAATATTATACGATTGTAGAAAAAATACCGCCTTCTTCTACGATACGACCATTATTAAAAATTACCTTTCGGAATTCACTGTCAATATCATCGTGAGATATTACTATAATTGTTTTTCCAATTCCTATTTTTTTGATAGTATCAATCACCATTTTTTTATTTTCAACATCAAGTGCTGCGGTTGGTTCATCTAATATAATAATTGGTTTCATTCTATATAGAGAACGTAACAACCATACAATTTGCCACTGTCCGCCAGATAATAGAGTTCCGTCTATACCTACATTCATATTCATTTTTTCAGAAAATACTTTTGAAATAGAATTCATATTCATAGATTCTAATGCTTCAAGTATTTTTTCTTTTGTTGGTGGCTTTTTTAATCCATATATTATGTTATCATATAAAGGACGATTAAACAACTTAGGGTTTTGTGGTATATACATAATATGATTAGATAATTCTTTGGACGATATTTGATTTACGTTTATACCTCCAATTGTAATTGAACCCATAAGTAAAAATTTATGTTTCATTAATAATTTAATCATAGTACTTTTGCCAGAACCACTTTCACCTATTAAAGCAATTTTTTCACCTCTACGAATGGTTAAAGAAACGCCTTCTATGGCATATCTTTTATCATATTTATGATATATATTTTTAAATACAATATCTCCATTATTAAACATAGATTTACCTATTCTACAAGTTTTATCAAATGGTATTTCTTTGTTAAAAAATAAATTCATATCATATATTTGGCCTAAATTATCTGAGATAGAACGAGAAACAATTCCTATATAATCACACATTTTAATCAATAATAATATAACTTGTGAACATTGAAATAAATATTGTTTATTTAGTTTTCCTTTTAAATAATCAGTCCATACCATATATCCTAATATTATACCCATTAAACAATTTAACGTTTTTGTAATGATATCATAAACTATAGAATTATTTAAAGATGAATAATATATATTATTGTAATTATTTAATATACTATAAATTATTTTTTTTTCATATTCTATATTTTGAAATGATTGAACTACACCTATATTAGTTAAAGACTCGCTTAACTTTTGAAAACTTTTATCTCCTATTTTTTCTTTTAATTGATTGATTTCACTGATATGTTTTATATTTATTATTTGTAATACAATCATTGAAATAAAAAATATTAAAAATACAATTAAGTATTTAATTCCTAATTTATAATAAAAATAAAAAATGCCCACAATTGCTCCAAAAAAAACATTACAAAATTCTTCTTTGAATGTTTTCAGAGCAGCGTGAAATATCCACGGCATTTTAGATATTTTTACAATAATTTCCGTAATATCTAAATTTTCATAATTACAATAAGAATTTGAATAAATATAATCGTATAAACGTATAACTACATATTGGTAAAATTCGGGAGTAGTTCGCCATGCCAACCAATTTATAAAAACATGTAAATAATTAAATAATACAATACTAATGGAAATATAATATAATAAATAATTATATTTCGCACTAATTTTTGTATAAAACTCACCTAATAATTCAGGTATAATATAATTCTGTATAATAGATGTTATAGGTATCAATAATAAATAAAATATATAATATAATTTATTTTGAGATACAAAATCAATCAAATAATCAAATATATTGATTTCTTGTTTCATTATACATATTATTATATATTTTTTACCATTTTGTTTTTTTTACATTAATTTTAGGTCCTTTTTTTGATTTATACTCACCTGGGTTATATTGTTCTTCTTCATCATCTGACCCCAAGTTTTTAGACATTTCCCAAAACTCTTTAGAACCTAATTTAAAATCTTTATGATTTTCTGCTATGTACCAAAATATTTGCTCTTGTAACTGGTTTGATTTAACATTATTGTCTATAACTAAACATTCATAATTTTCGGTACATTGATCCATAACTTGACAAAATGATTCAAACGTCGGAAACATACCAGCATAATTTTCATAAATACGCTTACGATTTGCTATATAAGGTTCACGTAATATAAATACATAATCAATATTTGTTCTAAGTGTGGGAGGTATACCTAATGGATATTGCATAGTAATAATAAGCATTATTTTCCAGTGACGACCGTTCATAAATAATAAACGCATCATTTTGTCTCTAGCCCATCCATTATCGTATAAACAATCATCTAGAATAACAAATGCTCGCGCATCAATCGCACTTTTTTTATAGGTTTCGATTTGTTTATTGACTTGTTTAATGACTGCTTTTTGTCGTTTTAAAATATTTTCAATGATTCCGGTATTATATTCATCGTGAATGAATAATTTAGGAACGTGTGCCGAATAAAACCCATTACCTGCTTCGGTTCCAGAAATAACTGTACCAATTGGTATGTCAACATGATGAAATAATAAATCCCTAACTAAAAAACTTTTACCAGTATCTCTTCTACCAATTAATACAATAACCGGTCCTTTGCTTTCATTTTTTAAAAATGTAATACGTTTCATATCAAATTTCCTTAAATTAAGTGTCATATACTATTATAATATAAAGGATTATTAGTGTTAAGACGCAATTAGTTTAAAATATATAACAAAATTATATATAAAGATAAATGGAAAAAACTTATTTCAATCCCATATTTGAACATTATAATATAGACTATAAAAGCTGTATACAAGAATATAAAGAACAAATAGATTACAATAATTATATTGTTTCAATAGACGGGAAAGATAATAATTGTTTTATGAAAACAATACCTTTAGTAGATTATATTAAATATTTGATTGGCAAGTATAAAAAATACAATATATGTTTATTACCAACTAAAGAAAATAATTGTAATAATGTATATGATGAGTACATTCATTCTATTCATAATTATGCTTATGTAGACAACTTTTTTTATATTTTATCTAGCCAATTAAATGTGAATGGATTCAAACATGGAATAAATGTATATGATAGTTATATTAGTTTAAAAGAAAATTGCGAGATTAATATTGTGGACGATTTTGAATATTTATGTGATTCAAATTATTTTAATGATAACTTAAATAAGTTATTTAAGTTTAAAGATGATAAAATTCATTCTTTATTTTCAAATTTAAAGAAACCTCCAATTGAATTAAGTGAAGAAAATATAGATATTGAATATGATGTATTAGAAGATGTAGATGTAATAGATCATAAACTACAATCCATTGATATTTCTATGGATTTAATACATGAAAAAGAAGTAAGAGATGAAACAGATAGTTCAAGCGAAGAATCGGACAGTTCAACTGAAGGCAGTGAAGACAGTGAAGACAATTATTCAACCGACACTCAATCAGATGAAAGTATTATGGATGAACTTGTATTAATAATTAATAAAATTCCAAGTCAAAATATAATTCTAGAAAAATGTGTAGATACATTAGATAGTCTATTTGAATCGGGTGATATTAATATAGAACAATTAACCAGTTCCGTATTTCAAATAGTTCTTATGTTGTATGTATATCAAAATGTATTTCATTTCACTCATAATGATTTACATACCAATAACATTATGTATGTAGATACAACAGAAGAATTCTTATATTATAAAATTAAGGGACATTTTTATAAAGTTCCAACTTACGGTAAATTATATAAATTAATTGATTTTGGAAGAGCGATTTATACTTACGCAGATAATCGTTTATGTAGTGATAGTTTTTCGTCAAATGGAACAGCTCATGGACAATATAATTGTGAACCATTTTATAATAAGAATAAACCAAAAATAGAACCGAATTATAGTTTTGATTTGTGTCGTCTAGCATGTTCGATGTTTGATTTTATAATAGACGATTTAAAGGATATTGAGACATTCAGAAATATTCCTATATATGATATGATTATTAGTTGGGTATACGATGATAACAGTAATAATGTATTGTATAAAAAGAATGGGGATGAACGATATCCAGATTTTAAATTATATAAAATGATTTCTAAAAATGTAAATAATCATATTCCCGATAAACAATTTGACCATAAAGCATTCAATCATTATAAACAAGAAATGTTAGAAACATTTGTAGATATAGATGAGCTAATTAAAATGAAGGTTCACCTGTAAATATTAATGTTTTTTGTTCTTGAACTTTTATATAATAATCTTTTACAATAAATACTCCTAAAATAATAAAGAATAAATAGAAAGATTCTTGAAAGAATAATTTATTTTGTTCTTTTATAGGTTTTGTTCTATATAAAAATTGTTTAAATATAAAAAATATAACAGAAACAATTAGAGATATGTAAATATATTCATATGGTACCATTAAAAGAATAATATGTTTTAATTATTATTCTTTTACGAAATTATAGTATTTCTTCAATATCTAAATCTAAGATATCTAAGTTTTCGGTATTTAAGTCAAGATTGATTTCTTCGCCTATTTTTAATCCAGTAGATTCGTCTTTTTTTAATTCATTATCTTCTACATCAGGATGAAATCGTATAGTATTTTTTTTATCTTCATGTAAAAAGTCACTATTAGGTAATTCTATAATATCTTTCGGTAAAATATTACTATTAGGTAATTCTATAACTTCTTCACCTATTATATTAAAATCTATTTTAGGCTCTATTTTAGGCTCTATTTTAGGTTCAACTAA